AGTTTTAATGAATTTAGCAACAAAAATTTCTGAAAAAATGCAACAACAACAATCTACATCATATAGCGGACGTGTAGTTGATATACCAGAACGTAAGTTGTTTAATGTAGGCAATGCCATGGTATTTTCATATAAAGACTTTAATACATGGCTACAACAATTGAAACAATTAAGCGAACAATACAAGATTCCATTAGTTGATGGTCGTACTAATCAACCATATAAATGGTTAGATTTAGATGCAATGAATACACCAGATACTGCGGAAGAAGAATCTACAGAAATAACCCCAGAAACAGTTAAGATGGTTAAAGTAGATGTTGATAACAGTGGAAAATACGGATTAACTAATTATGCAGGAAATGTTGAAATACAAACACTGCCAAATGGTAAGTTAACAGCAATGCCAGTTGGTTATGGTATGATAGATGTAAATCGCGAAAATGATGGTGTTCTTGGTACGTTTACCGGGGAATTTAAAAATGGTATGCCGGCGAGTGGAAAAATAACATGGGATGATGGTACTATATGGGAAGGCCAGTTTGAATCAAAACTAACATATGAAGAAGATGGTTCAAAGAATTTTACATTTAAACAACCAATAGCTCAAACTAAACCATATGTGTTAAAAAAAGATGAAAAAGGCGTTAGTATAGTAACATTTAGCGATTCAGATCCATATGTATATGCATTTGTAAATGGTAAATGGTTTAGTTTATCAAAAACTGATTATAATAACAAGCAAACTAATAACCAGCAAGAAGTAACTAATACTGAAGCGATTAATAAACTAAACGCAGCGTTTCCGGAAATAATAAAAAACCCTATTACCGTCGACACGGTAACACCAATTGAAAATAACGACAACAGCAAAATAAAAATCATTCAAACTAAAAAACCTGTAATCAAAAAACAAACAACTACAACTTCTACTACGAAACTTGGTAAATCATACGGTGTAATTGGAAAAGAAATACCATTATATAGATACAATACAAAATCTGGTTATGTAAATACTAATGATCCATATGTGCCAGATCCAGGAGAAAAATTTATCGTAGCAGCATTGTCTCAAGATAAAAACTATGCGTTTGGTGTATTTAATAAAGATGCCGACAAACGAAAAACATGGATTAAAGTATCAAATTTAAAAAAATAAGTTATGGCAAAAAATCATTGGCACACAGGTGGCAACTCTAAACGAGCTGCCGCACTAAAATACGGTTATAAATCAGGTCTCGAACATACTGTAGCAGAACGCATACAAAGTTCCGAATATGATTTGAATTACGAGACAGAAACATTAAATTACATAGTACCAGAGCGTCGAGCAAAGTATACACCTGACTTTGTGTTCACAAAACGCAACGGTGAAATTATGTACATAGAAACCAAAGGACGTTGGACCAGCGCTGACCGATTAAAAATGAAACATGTATTAGCATCTAATCCTGGAATTGATATTCGCATGGTGTTTCAATCTCCTACACAAAAAATATCAAAAGGAAGCTCTACTACGTATGAAGCATACGCTTTAAAGCTAGGCATAAAATATGTTGCAAAGAAAGATATTCCTGCAGAATGGCTTGCTGAATGTGTAAAATCAGGGGAAGAGCCAGCCAATCCGAAAAAGTTTTTTGCGTAAAGGTTGGATTTGTGGAATATTTTTAATATATTCATGATGAAATTAATGAAATTTATTTTATTAATAGATTGATTCAGTATGAAATTGAATCGATCGTTAGACCAGGAATGCAATGTATGTGTCTAACCAATATTAAATAATATTAATAATAATTAATTGGAATACTGTTAAAAATTAATTATATTAATAGTAATGAAGAATTTAAAATTATTACAGTTACTGGAATCAGTATTAGGTAAAGGTAAACCTACATCTGGTGATAATATTGCTTTCTTCTCTCCTTTTGTTTCTCACTACAAACCTAAACTTGAAATTAACATAAACACAACAACTGCTGGTGAGAATACTTGGCATTGTTGGATATCTGATAAAAAAGGTCGTAGCATTGCTACATTGTTCAAACAACTCAATTTACCACGTGAAAGATTTGAACAACTTGCAAAAGTAATTGAATCTACTCGATACAAGTTTCAAGCTGACACAGACAAAAAAACTGTGACATTGGCTTTGCCGGAACAGTATCGACCACTTTGGATAAAAAAGAATACTCCGGATTATCGCAACGCATTGCATTATGTTACACAGCGTGGCATAACAATATTTGATATCATCAAGTATCGCATCGGATACTGTGAATCTGGAGACTATGCCGGCAAAATAGTAATACCAAGTTATGATGCCGATGGTCAATTAAATTATTTTGTAAGTCGAGCATTCTACAAAGCAGACACACAACGGCATAAGAATCCAAAAGTATCAAAAGACATTATTGGATTTGAAATGTTTATTAATTGGTCAGAACCAATCATACTGTGCGAAGGGGCATTTGATGCAATTGCAGTTAAACGCAATGCAATACCATTATTTGGTAAAATTATTCAGCCAGCACTTCAGAAAAAAATCATCGAAGAGCGAGTAAAAAATATCTATCTATGTTTAGATGCAGATGCTTTGAGTAAAGCGGTTCAAATTGCTGAACGTTTTATGGGAGAAGGATTAAACGTGTATTTTGTGGAATTGCAAGATGCAGATGCTTCAGAACTAGGATTCAAACAAATAAACGAAATATTAGCAAACACAGATGTGTTAACATTTGAACGGCTAATGCAATTAAAAATGGGAATGTTATGGGTATAAAAAAAATACCAAGCACAATACAACAAATTGATAAAATTTATCATGTATCAGACATACATATTCGCACACTAAAACGCCACACTGAATATCGCGAAGTCTTTAAAAACTTGTATGATTACATTGATAGCACAGCAACCGCAAACAGTGTTGTGGTGCTTACTGGTGATATTGTGCATAGCAAATTAGATATGTCGCCGGAATTAGTGCAAATGCTTGTTGAATTTTTTAATGGATTCAAAATACCAACCATAGTTATACTTGGTAACCACGACATGAATCTTAACAATATGCATCGCATTGATGCTGTGAGTCCAGTGTTAGCTGTTGTTAACAATCCAAACATTATTTTTATCAAAGATAACGGTTTGTTTGAATTTGGTGGGGTAACATGGAATCATATGGCAGTGGATGTAGCACCTGCAGAATATATCAAAGCCGCAGATTTCATAGCTTCATATAAAATTGCTTTGCACCACGGAGCTGTTAACACAGCAAAAACAGATATAGGATATCAAATATCCAATGAAAATGTCACAGTTGAAACATTTGATGGGCATGACATCACATTGTTGGGAGATATACATAAACCAGCTCAATTCTTAAATGAAGCTCGCACAATTGGATATCCTGGTTCATTGCTACAACAAAATCACGGTGAAGCATTAGATCATGGAATATTGGTATGGGATGTTGAATCTCGCAGCGCTGAATTTGTGCAGATTGACAATGATTATGGTTATGTAACTCTAGAAACACAAGGCACTGCTATTGTTTCATCTCCACACCGAATGCCAAATAAACCACGTATTCGAATTAAATTTAATGATACTAGTGCAGCGGATATGCAAAAATTAATTGCAACTATTCGTAAAAAATACAATGTGCAAGACATCACAATTCAACGTGGTTCTGCAATTTCAAACACAAACGCAACATCATCATTTAGCATTGGTAATGTTCGAGATGTTGAATATCAAAACACCTTAATTACAGATTACATATCAGTTAATTATCCACAAGCATCAGCTGTTGAGATTGATGCAATACGACACATTAATCGCACAATAAATTCAAAACTGCCAGCAGTTGAATCAGTAAGGCATATGACCTGGCATCCAATATCATTTGAATTTGATAACATGTTTTCATATGGTGAAGGCAATGTGATTAATTTTCAATCATTGAAGGATGTGTGTGGATTGTTTGCAGCAAATACATCTGGTAAGTCTTCATTGCTTGATGCAATAACATACACTATATTTGACAAATGTAGTAAAACCGGAAAAGCAAATGAAGTGTTGAACAACAAGAAAACTTCATTTACTGGTAAATTTGTGTTTGAAATGAATGGTGTAACATATACCATTATTCGCAACGGTATTAAATTGAAAAATGGTCACGTTAAAGTGCTTGTAGATTTTCACACTGACACCGAAAATTTAAACGGTGAAGAGCGTAGTGACACTAACAAAGCAATTCGTAGATACTTAGGCACATATGATGATTTTATTTTAACTGCGTTCTCATTGCAAGCCGACAACAACAATTTTATTGAAAAATCACAAAGAGAGCGCAAAGATTTACTTTCACAGTTTTTAGATATCACGGTGTTTGAACAATTGTATCAACTTGCGGCAGATGAAATCAAAGAAACTGCTGGTAAATTGAAAACATACAAACAAACAGAATTCAATGTGATTATTACGGATGCTGATGCAGTCATCACGGCAAATCAAGATCAAATTGACACATTGAAAACACAGGATGATGAGTTGCAAGAAGAACGCAACATGTTGCAAAATGATATGTTGCAACTAATTGAAACAAAACTTCCAACAACATATGAAGGTCCGGATATCAATGAATTAGAACAGCAAGAAGCTGTGTACATAGAAAACATAGAAACACTTCAGACTCAAATTGAAACATTGGAATCTGAAATGTCTAATTTAGAAACAAACATAGTTGCATATAAAAACACAATACGACAATACAATGAAACACAAATCAATGCAGACATTGAAACTTGTGAAATTTACAAAACACAATATGAAGATTTAGACAAAAAAATCAAACAACAAGAAAGGCTAATTAATGCAAAACAAGAAAAAATTGCACATCTTGCCGAACATGAATATGATCCAAACTGCCAATACTGTACATCTAACGTTTTCGTGCAAAATGCAATCGAAGCTCAAAATACGATTGATGCAGATACAACGGTATTAACTGAGTTACTAGCTGAACAAACTGCATTAGCAACACAAATAGCATCATATCAATCAGCATATGATCAACATCGAGACCTAGTAGCAATGACAACTAAACTAGGCGTTGATAAAAACAACATGGAACGCAAAGAGTTGCAACTTCAAATTTTAGAGAGTGATTTGCAAACTCGAGAATCTGAGTTAGAAACATGTTTAGAACGACAACAATCATTCCGAGCTAATGAAACAGCAATCGCACATAATGCAACTGTGAATGTTGCTATTGATGCTAAACGAGCAAGAATCGATGAAATTGCAAACGAAATTAAAAAAATTACAGCTGAAGTTCGTACTATGCATGGTGATATTGAAGTTGCTAAAACTAAAAAGAAAACGGCGTTAACGCAACTTGAAACATACAAACAACTTGAAACAGAATACAAAGCATATCAATACTATTTAGACACTGTGAAACGAGATGGTGTACCGTATGAATTAATTTCAAAGGCAATACCAAAAATTGAAGCAGAAATAAATAATGTGCTTAATCAAGTTGTAGATTTTAATATGGTGTTGCAAAGTGATGGAAAAAACATCAACGGATACATTATATATGATGAAGATAATTTTTGGCCATTAGAATTAACATCTGGTATGGAACGATTTATTTCATCGTTAGCAATACGCATAGCACTTATCAATGTGTCAGCATTACCGCGACCTAATTTTATTGCAATAGATGAAGGTTGGGGAAGTTTAGATGCAGAACATATTTCAGCTGTTGTGAATCTATTTGATTATTTTCGAACTAAATTTGATTTTTCTATTATTATCAGTCACGTTGATTCAATGCGTGATATGGTTGATAACTTAATTGAAGTAAACAAACAAAACGGATTCAGCCAGATTCAACACACGTAGATATTTATATAAAAAGAATATCAACGTATGAGACGTAAAACGATTACACGTAAAAATTTACTACAACAATCGTATTGGTTTGCTGACACAACACCTACATCACCTGATTATTTTCAAATAACAGAATTTCCTACACAACTAACTGCAGGTAAAAATTTATTTAAAATCAAAGCTGCTAACAATGTGTTTCGCAATGGTAGTATGGTTAACATTGAAGTTGTTGATTTCAATGGTAATCCTATTTATCATGAAGTTTTAAATTATCTGGATGATGATAAGTCTCGGGTTGTTGCAATTTATGTGTATGATGATACACCAGTAGGCGATTGCACAATCATTGTAACAGGTGAAGCTGTGGATGTACCCGCAGAATGGCAGGGTATGCCTAACGTTGTTTGGTCTCGCATCGTAACTGTTAATAATACCATAGCAAATATATCAGAAATAATTTTTGACGTAGAGCCTGTAGTCACAATCAAAGAACAAGTAGGTGCACATTTAGATCGCACATATACAAATGGTCAAACACCTACATACAACACAGGTACGGTAAAATATTATTCATACAACGGACAGCCAGCTTTAAAATTAACAGGTGGTAAATTCAATGCGGATATGAACGGTGGCGTTATCACAGTGTCATCTCCACAGAATCCAACGCCTACGGGTGGTTTAACGTTGCCGACAACGGCGTTCTCTAGTTCGATAAAAAAAGTATTATCTGACACATTAGCATTGTTAGATGCTGAGTATACGGTTTATAGCACAACGAGTTTTCAATCATACACTTACACTGCATTATCGGATTCTGCATATTCATTGTCTTATGAAGCTGCACCTACATATACCGCAACACAAAATTCAGAATCATTTGCAATCATAGAAATTAATGGGTTACAAGCCGCAACTGGAGATGTAGCTCGCATTAAAACTTTTATGAATAACAATGGTACGGTTGGCACATGGGAACTAATCAATGACATTGAATTGACGGACACTGAAGTATTTGTTGCAAACACGGCATCATTATACCCAGACCAAAACATTGCACAGTTCACATCGCAAAGCGTTATTGATACGTATTGGGAAGCTCATACATATCAAGGTCGCACAGAAACTACCGCACCAACGTTAACGTGGTCGACTGCATCATTGATGAATGCCATGGTAATTACTAGTGCAACTGATATTTCTGCAAAAAATGCAGTGCATGTTGCTCAAATTAAATCTACGTATCGAGCTCGTTTTACTGAAGAAAATTCATATAAAATAACATTGGATGCTGTAGCAACACAAACAGGTCGATTATCAGTGTATATGTCTGGTAGTGCGTTTGATTATGAGTCTACGGATTATTTCACACAGAATTTAGCAGTTAAACTAGGACGTCGTGTCGGATACATAGAACTAAACGCATCACAACGTGTTGATGACTATGTGATTGAATTTGATGCAGATAGAACTGGTACTGCAACCATGTTATTAGTTATAGAAAGCGGTGAATGGCAAGTTTCTAACATACGAACTACCACAAACAATGATGCCGGATATACTCCGAATTATACGCGTATACGAACTCTAGTACCAACTGCACATAAATCAAACAATCAATTATCATTCAAAACTGAGTATTATAACGTTGCCGGTAATCGAAGCAAACAGATATCTTATGTGTATAATAAAACATGGACAGGTGGAAATCGGTATATAGATGGTGATTATTCTATGATAACCGGATCATTGTATGTTGCTGACACATTGGAATCTGGTATTGCAATCACAGGACAAAAGAACACGGGATACGTTAGGTCATTAGGATACACAGGCTTTGATGCAGGTAATCCAGGATTCTTAATTTGGTCTGGGTCTGCATTGCCAGGCGCAACGAGTAAAGGCAGTGCATATAGCGGAGTTGGTATTGAATTGTATGCAAATAACAGTAGTTATTTTCGTTATTCAACGCGTGATTCGGAGCTAGATGTACGAACTGATAAATTTTTTCTAGGAAGTGCTGGGCAATTCATATCAGGTGCTAACGGTAACATTGAAATTTCTTCAAGTGGGTTTCATTTAGATGCTGCTGGTAACATTACTGCTAGCAATGGCGAATTTCGTGGTAACAACTTAGCAGACTTTTATCAATTTCGTGTTGTAACAATTGGAGGTTCTTTAAATAATTTATCTACGTATACATATGGCGGACAAACATATTATTCATTGAATTTAACAGGTAGTTATGATCCAAGTCTTGCAAGTACCGGGCCTGGGATGTTTGTTAGAATTGCAACAGCATTATCATATCCAATTGGTTCAATTAATATACACCCTGCAGGATGGGCATCAGGCAAATATTTGTATTACGGCGCTCTTGTAGTTATTGAGTCTGCTAATGATGACTGTTATATAAGTAGTACTGCATATAACATATTACCAGACGGAAACATTTCATATGATGCAGATGATTTTGTAGCACTAGGATTTAAAACGCAAACCGTAGGTGGAAATACATATTATAATACATTACAAATAACATCTGGAAATCGTGCATTATTAGCTCAAAGTGCGTTTGATTGGAAAGTGCAATCACTTACTAGTTATGACACCGTGAAAGTTCAATTCCCAGCTGGAATTGTTATTTCACAAAGTTTAAATGTAACCGGAAGCTCTGTATTTAATAGCACTGTAGATGTATATAAAAAATTACAAGTTTTTGATTCCGCATCAGTTAATAATTTATATGTTGCAGATGGTGCACAATTTTATAATGACGCAGCACTGTATGCAGCAGAGTTTTATGGTAGTACATATATGCCAGCTGGTTATATAATGTATGGTACATCATCATATGCTATTACAGCATCGTATGCGATGAACGGAGGAAGTGGCGGATCCGCATTTCCATACACAGGTAATGCGGTAATTTCTGGATCGCTGCTAGTTTCAGGTAGTGGTATAACAGTTACAGGTTCATTACGTGCACCAAATATAACCGGATCATTGCAAGGTACTGCATCATTTTCTTTAACTTCCTCGCGCGCCATATCTTCATCATATGCAGTTACTGCATCATATGCCATGAATGGGGGTGGAGGAGCTGCATTCCCATACACAGGTAATGCTGTAATTACAGGTTCATTGTTAATATCAGGTTCAACATTTGAAGTAAAAGCAGGCGTCGCCGGAGGAGGAATTAATACAAAATTTTCAGAGTTGATAGATACCGCAGCAACTCAATCGGTAGAATGGAATAGTCGCTATTTGTTAGATGCTGGACACATAATTTCTGTAGATTGGAATAGTAGATATTTACAAGATGGATCAAATAACGTATCTATTGCATATGGTTCTAGACTAATATACACTAACGGAGCATCTGATATTGCATTAAATTACGCAGGTACAGACGGAAAAATATCTACGAATTATTATGTCCGTAAATTTGTATCAATTAATCGACAAGAGGATTTTGTTAAACCAGCAGATAGTTCTACGTTTAATTGGGAAGGTGAAACTATAGAAGGTGTAATTGATGGAAATGTAAACCCATATGAATTAGTTGCACTAGACACAGATAACATTTGGTATGAAGTAAGTCAAAACACCACATTATCAACGAAAATGTTAGGTATATACATAGGACAAATTGAAGCCATTGATGTTATATTATTAGAAGGTAATTTAATAGTGCAAGATGGTGGCGGTACCGTAGGACCAATTGTTAACAATGTAGATCATGGATTACCTATATACATTCGCGGAGGAACAGGTAATGGTGAATTAGACACAGCAATTCCTACCGCAAATTATGTACGTACTGTCGGACATTGTTATTATCAATCTACAACTAACAACAAGTATTGGATAATGAAATTTAGACCAGCAAATGATTGGTATTACATTTAATACGTGAGATAAAACATGGCAATAAGTCAAATTAATGGATTAACGATACACGCAGCAACCGCTGACAATGCAACTAATGCAACTAACGCTGTTGATGCAACTACAATAAATGGTGCAGATATAACATCTGCATGGACTGCATACACTCCAACATGGACAGCACAAGGTACACAACCTGCAATTGGAAATGGATCTATTTCTGCAGCATACAAAGTAATTGGTAAAACGTGTTTTTATCGCGGTAAATTGTTGTTAGGATCTACTTCAACAACAGGAACATTAGGTTGGATAATACGATTACCATTTACAGCATCTGCACCAGAACAAGTACAAATACCAGTTTCAATGTTGGATAGTGGTATAGCATGGTATCAAGGATTAATGAATGGTGGATACTTAGGATCAGCAACTGCATCAGCAATACTATGTCCAACTAATACTAGTGCAAGTGCCGGCGTATCAAATACAACACCATTTACATGGGGCAATACTGACTACTTAGTTTGGAACGGCTCATATGAAATAGTGTAAATGATATTTATATAAAAAGAAACGTAATGGATAAAATAACAGTACTATTTCCTGGAGGATTTAAACCTTTAACCGGCGCGCATTTAGCATTAGCACAACGTTATGCTGAATTGCCTGAGGTAGGTCGAGTAATCATGTTGATTGGCCCAAAAGAACGAGATGGAATCACTCGAGAAAAAACCATGGAAATGTTCAACTTGATGAACACTAATCCAGATATTGTAATGCAACCCACAGAATTCAATTCGCCTATCATGGCCGCATACGAATACTTGTTTGCACTGCCACAAGATGCTACAGGTCGATATGCGATGGCTGCATCCAAAAAAGGAGATGATTATGTACGTGCAATGGATTTCGTTCCTAATGTAGATAAATATGCTACAATTGGAGATAAAAAAGGACGTACAATTCCTTCGGGTATTGATGCTACGTTATTAGCAGTAGATGTAGAACCACTAAATTATGAATCGGGTGAACCTATATCAGCAACTAATGTGAGAACTGCAATTCAGAATCGAGACTATGATGCATTTCGAGTTTCATATCCAGATCAAGACGATGCTACGGTAAAAAATGCTTGGCAAATTTTAACGGGAGTTCAAGAAGCAGCAATGTTTTCAAAGGAATGGTGGAAACTTAATTTGCAAGAAGATGTAGAAGAAGTCGTAGAATCGATGATGTTTCCAAAAGAGAAAAAACGTCACGCTGCAAAAATTAAACATCTTCGTGCATTTTTAGATAAACATCGCGGAGAATCATTTGTATATGATTTTGATAAGTTTGCAAAAACTGTGATGGGTGCAAAACTTCTAGAAAGCATCATTTCAGAAAATTATATTACTCGTGATGAATTACGACAAATAGAGCCTACTATCGATAGATTTTTTAAGCAATATGGAATTGATGTAGATTTCCAAGGCAAGTTTACGCATTTCATAGATCGTTTAAATGATCCACGTAATGAAGGAACAATTCGTTTAGAAGATTTAGAAAACCTATTTCGAGACTTGGCAGATGAATATGGTCCACAAATAGTACGACAAATTCAACAAGGAAAACCAACAGCAGTAGAATCTGATTATCAGTTCGATGTTCCAATTCATATGCCATTTCAATTAGAGTTTGACCGTCAATTGGGACAAATTAAATTGATTCCTCGCACTATAAAAGCACAACGAAGAAACTGGCAAACCAATGATCCAAATGATGTAATTTATCGCATTGAATCGGCAATGGGTAAAGGACAACTTTTAACAGAAGGCGGTGCAGCCGGACATATGGCACATCCATGGGATGATCATGGATTAACATTTGGCGACATGAAAGAAATTGTTGCACGTGCATTGTCAGGCCGTTTAGATATGGAAGAAGCTGTCACTGAAAAAACTGACGGCCAAAATATTCAAGTTACGTGGAAAGATGGACAACCAGGTTTTGCTCGTAACAAAGGCACTATAATTAATCCAATGACTCCAGATGTGTTGATTGCAGATTTTCAACGCAAACAACAAGAAACCATCGCAAAGAATGGAGCAGATGCTGGAGCAAATTATCAACGCGTTGTTGATGCATATCGTGCATGTGCCGAAGATTTAACAGAAGCATTGCAACGCATACCTGCAGATCGTTTAGCACAAATATTCAAAAATGGACGTGTATTTGCTAACATGGAAATAATCTTTCCTGCAACTAAAAATGTAATTTCATATGATAAAGCACATCTTCAATTTCACAATCTAGTTGAATATGATGAAGCTGGTAATACTGTAGAAACAGATTTAGCCGGCGGTGCTATGATGCAACAAATCATACAAGATGCAAATGCTCATATGCAAAAAACATTTTCATTCATTCCACCGCAACGCATCAAAATGGGACGAGTTTATGATTTTGAAGATCAACAAGCGGCGTTCTTTTCTGAAATAGAACAACTAGAAAACCGTTACGGTTTAAAAGACCAAGACATGATACGAGAATATCATTATGCATGGTGGCGAGATGTAATACAAAGCAAATCACAAGAATTAAGATATGCGATTCCAGAAGAAGTATTACGTGCATTAGTAATGCGTTGGTCATTCGATGATAAATCTACAAATATTGCCGTGCTTAAAAAACAAATTGATAACGCAGAATTTGCCGCATGGGTAACGGAATTTGATAAAAAAGATTTCAAAGCGTATCGCAAACAAAATTTAGAACCATTCGAATCCATATTCTTAAGATTAGGAGTAGTGGTTTTACAGAATGCTGAAAATTTCCTTGCTGCAAATCCTGATAAGACAGTTCAAGAAATCAAAACGGAACTAGCACAACTTATCAAAGACTTACGTGCTAAAGGAGATGCTGCTACAATATCTAAATTGGAATTGGAATTACGCCGTATACAAAGGTTAGGAGGATTTGATTCCATAGTACCAGCAGAAGGAATAGTATTTGTTTATGGCGGGCATACATATAAAATGACAGGTGCATTTGCTCCGGTAAATCAGTTGTTAGGAGTATTAAAGTACGCAAGGTGATATTTATATTAAATAAAAGGTAAAATGTAAAATGGCTCAAAAACACAAAAGCAAATACAAAGCACCAAAGGATTTGGAAAAATCACAAAAACCAAAACCTCGCAAAGATTTAAAAGATTACACTGAAGATGATAAGGATGGAAAACTGAATCCAAAATCTACTAAAGATAAACAACTCAATGTGCTTCGTAAAACAGATAAAGCTGTGCAAGATGATGGAAAAATGATTCCTAAATATGAAGCAGATGATCGTTTATACAAAGACATCGAAGATGGTGATTGGGATCCGAAGACTGCTGCAAAACGTCTTAAAAAACATCAAGATGCAGAAGAAAAGGATGTTGCTGATGTGTTAAAAGACAAAATTGAAAACTTAACTCGCGAACAAAAAGAACGAGTAATCAGAGAGTATGTGCGCAGAAAAATTGCAAAGATATTGTCTGAACAAGCAGACCCAGCACCAGCTCCAGAAGAAGAAATTCCTGCAGATGCACCAGCACCAGATGCTGCAGCACCAGAAACACCTGCACCTGCAGTACCAGAAGCACCAGCCGCAGAAACACCAACTGAACCAGCAATTGCTCCAGAAGAACAAGAAGCTATTAATATACAAAAATTTATTGATAGTTTAAAGTCAGATGGAACTGTTAAACAAGTTACTGCATTGATGAATGTGGCGGATAAGTTGACTAAAGAAGTAGATCCAAAAGATGCTAAAACATTTTACGTGTTACTTCGCAAAAAAATAATACAAAACTTAACAAAACTTGCGCAAACAGATACATCGGCAGAACAACCCGAATAATAAAATAAAATAGTTATGTCAAAAAAGTTACAAAACACCAAAGCTATTCAACAAATGTTGGATGGTACCCACAAGTTTCAAACTAAACGTACGGTAGGATTTTCCGATGCAGAAAGCATTGCAAAACGCAACGAACGACATGAAGTTGGTGACACGTGGGAAGACACAGACCCAGCAACTGGCATCACGTATATTTACGAACAGCGTGAAGGTTTTCGAGTAAAGAAAACTAAAGTAACAGATGCATTGCAATCAATTCGAGAAGAAAGCCGAGCATTTCCTAATTGTCGCAAAGACGTGTGCACTTGCATAGGAACGCATCACCTAGATCAAAAGATGCGTAAAATACATGGAATGTGTTTTGATTGCACCATTGAAATGGAACATGAATTAAAAAAGGAAGGCAAGTTTGAAGCATATGAACGATCCAAAATTCGTGAAAATAAACTTGCTTGGTTACAGGCTGCAGAACGAGATGTAGCAATGCTTAAAGAAGCATATACTCAAGCTTCTAAATTTGTAACCAATTCAGAAGGACAACAAGAATCGTGGACAGCGCGAATGACTCCGGAAGAATTTGAAGAGACCGTACAAAAACAATTTGATAAATTTAAACAAGAATTCTTAGAAAACTTAGACAAGGAAACAGATGAAAACAATTAAAAAAATCATAGGAGCAGTAGTAGGGATATTTGCTGCAATTGCTGGAATAGCATTTTTCTTTAATTCAAGCAAAAACAAGAAACAATCTGAATTAAACAATAAAATCAAAAACAATGATGCTGCAATCGAAAAAATTGAAGAAGCTGTTGAAGTGATAGAACAAAAACGCGAAGCAATTAATGATCAAATCACAGATGCAGTTACCGCAGTAAAGGAACTTAAAGAAGTTAAAGAAAATTTAACGGTAGAAGTTCGTGATGTTGTTGATGCTAAAGCAAATATCTTAAACAAAACAAAACGAGGTAGAAAACCTAATAATAAAAAGAAATAAAATGAAACGTTTATTTATCATATTGTTATTTCCATTTTTTAGTTACGGTCAAATGGATACATGTTTTACGCAGGATGAACTAGTTGATATTTCTTTTACATTGGATTCATTGTATGTATTAGATTCTTTGAATGAAGAAATTATTGCACACTACGAGGAACAAATTGAATCATATAAACAACTGGTTGCATTAGATTCATTGCAAATTGAATACAATAAAAAACAAATTGCATTGTTAAAAGAAAATGTTGAATTATATGTTGAACGAGAAAAATATCTTAAACCACGCTGGTATGATCACAAAGTAATTTGGTTTACTGGTGGAATTGTAACTGCAGTGTTTACAGGTAAATTTGTTGCAACTATAGTAAAATAAGTTATGGCTCAACAGCAAAACATAAAGCAAATAATACAGCAACAGTACATGCAATGTGCTAAAGATCCTGTGTTTTTTATGCGTAATTATTGTTATATTCAGCATCCGAAGCGAGGTAAAATCAAATTTAATTTGTATGAATTTCAGGAAGATGCTTTAACCGAATTACGAGATAATCGATACAATGTAATATTAAAATCACGGCAGTTAGGTATATCAACTCTTTCTGCCGGATTTGCTCTTTGGTGCATGTTGTTCAAAGAAGATTTCAATGTATTGGTTATTGCAACCACTCAAGAAGTAGCAAAAAACCTAGTAACAAAAGTACGGGTGATGCACGACAATCTTCCAAGCTGGTTAAAAGGAACCATTGAAGCTGATAATAAATTGTCGCTTAAATTTAAAAATGGTTCACAAATCAAAGCCGTATCATCAGCAACCACAGGAGCACGTTCAGAAGCATTGTCACTACTAATCATAGATGAGGCTGCGTTTATTCGTAACATTGAAGAAATTTGGATAGCATCACAAGCAACACTATCAACAGGTGGTGGTGCTATTGTATTATCTACTCCTAATGGTGTTGGTAACTGGTTTCATCAAACGTGGGCAGATGCTGAGGCAGACATAAATGGATTTCACACAATTCGACTACGTTGGGATGTGCATCCAGAGCGAGATCAGAATTGGCGTAACGAACAAACAGCGTTATTAGGTGAACGTGGTGCGGCACAAGAATGTGATTGTGACTTCGTATCATCTGGTCACACAGTTGTAGATGGACCATTGCTATTAGAATATGAAGCAAAATGCACAGATCCTATAGAAAAACGTGGATTTGATGGCGCATATTGGATTTGGGAATATCCTAACTACGAACGCGATTACATGGTAGTAGCTGACGTTGCACGGGGTGACGGAGGTGACTGGTCTGCATTTCATGTATTAGATGTTGAGTCGGTAACGCAAGTTGCAGAGTTCAAAGGTAAAATACCACCCAATGAATTTGGTAACATGTTAGTATCAGTTGCAACAGAATGGAACAATGCATTGTTAGCCATTGAAAATGCAAATATTGGTTGGGCTGCAATTCAGCCAGCACTAGACAGAAATTATCAAAATTTACATTACACATATAAAGATGACGGATACACTGATGCAGATGTGCAATTGAAAAAGGGATATGATATGAAAGACAAGACCCAAATGGTTCCTGGAGTATCAACCACAACACGCACGCGACCATTAATGATATCTAGTTTAGAAATGTATATGCGAGAACGTACTCCGATTATACGTAGTCGTCGACTAATTCAAGAACTACTTGTGTTTGTTTGGCTGAACGGAAAAGCACAAGCACAACAAGGATACAATGATGACCTTGTGATGTCGTTTTGTATCACATTATGGCTTCGCGACACCGCACTTAAACTTCGCCAGCAAGGTATTGACTTAAATAAACGCGCGTTATCGTCTTTTCAAAAATCAAGTCCAGTTATTTACACAGGTAACAGAAACAACAATGACACCGGATGGAACTGGAACCCAGGCTCAGGTGATGAATCTCTAACCTGGTTGATTAAATAATTACCACCTTATCAAAACAAGTTATATTTATTATAAAAAAGAAATATGGCGTCATTAAGAAAACGTTTACAAAACCTGTTTAAAACCAACGTTATTGTCCGAGCTTACGGCAAAGACCAAGTACGTGTTGTTGATACAAACAGATTGCAATCCGCAGGTAACTTAGCTCAAAGTAAATTAGCAGACCGATATACTCGTTTGCATGGTGCAAATAAACATCGTGTAGGTGGAATGGGTGGATATGACTCAAATTATTACATGAGTCAAAACCGTATGCAACTCTATGCGGATTATGAAATGATGGATAAAGATCCAATCATCTCTGCAGCACTTGATATATATTCTGATGAATCTACATTGGAAGATCAATTCGGTGAAATCCTAACTATAAAAAGTGATAAGACAAACATACAAAAAATACTTTACAATTTATTTTATGATGTTTTGAACATTGAATTCAATTTATGGACATGGATTCGCAATATGGCCAAATATGGCGATTTCTTTTTAAAATTAGATATTGCCGACACATATGGCGTTATCAATGCTCGTCCATTTTCAAGTTACGAAATGGAACGTTGGGAAGAATTCAATGAAGCAACTGGTGAATATGAAATTAAATTTAAAAACATTGCTTCAGAACAAATGACATATGATGTGTTTGAAATTGCACATTTTCGCATGTTATCAGATTCTAACTTCTTACCATATGGTAAATCAATGTTAGAAGGTGCTCGTAAAGAATTTCAAAAATTAACAATGATGGAAGATGCGATGCTTATTCATCGTATAATGAGAGCCCCGGAAAAACGTATCTTTAAAATTGATATTGGTAATATTCCACCAAATGAAGTTGATAGCTTCATGGAACAAATTATCAATAAAATGAAAAAAATTCCACACGTAGATCCACAAACTGGAAATTACAATCTTCGATTCAATATCAATAACATGTTAGAAGATTATTACTTGCCCGTGCGCGGAGGTCAATCTTCAACTACAATTGACACATTGCCTGGTATGACATTCACAGGAATGGAAGATATTGAGTATGTTAAAGATAAAATGATGGCTGCACTTAAAATTCCTAAACCATTCTTAGGTTATAGTGAAGCAGTTGAAGGTAAAACTACGTTAGCATCAATGGATATTCGGTTTGCTAGAACCATTGAGCGCATACAAAAGATTGTTACCTCCGAACTAACAAAAATTGCCATTGTGCATTTATATTCACAAGGCTTTGAAAATGAAGATTTAATTGGATTTGAATTAAAATTAACAGCGCCATCTATTATTTATGATCAGCAAAAAGTAACATTGATGAATGAAAAGATTCAGTTAGCTAACACAATGAAGGATAGCAAATTAGTTTCCGATCGTTATATCTATGAATTCATATTCAATATGTCTGAAGATCAATGGCTTCAAGAGCGAGTTGATGTTATTGAAGATCTTAAACTTCGATTCCGTCAAAATCAAATTGAACAAGAGGGCAATGATCCAGCAGTTACTGGAGTATCATTTGGTACACCACATGATTTAGCATCAATGCACATGTCCAGCGACGAAGTAGAAGAAAAAGATTTAGGAGGTCGCCCACCAGAAGGAATCAAATACGGACAACATCAAAATGAATTTGGATGGGATCCAACTGGTGCTAAGACTATTAAACAAACATTTAATCCAGAAAATCAAGCAAACACATATCAGCCAGATCCTAAATTTAAAAACATGGCCGGCAATGTTGCAGTAGAAAGCTTTGTGAAACGTATTCAAACAAGAGATAAGAAATTTGGTATTATATCAGAATCAATGAAATCAGCTAAATTATCAGAAACAGATAAAGATGCTGGTACATTTTTAGATGAGACTAATATTTTGTAAACGAAACATATTTATTATTAAAGAAAAGGCGCTGTACAGAGCATGAAGAAATTGAAACATTCGAAGTATAAAAATACTGGCATTCTATTTGAAATGCTAGTACAAAAATTAACTTCTGAAACATTGTCATCGGATAAATCTGTTACAATTGATATAATCAAAAAATACTTTGGTAAAAACACGGAATTATCAAAAGAATTACAACTTTACAATGCATTAGTTAAAGAGCAATTCAGGAGTGAAGCACAAGCATTAGATTATATACGGACTGTTAAATCTGCGTATGATAAACTAAATCAAACGGTGTTGAAACGACAAAAGTATAATCTGGTTAAAGAAATATCAGAAAAGTTTAATTTCACGGATATGACAAAAATACATATCGGAAATTACAAAGTTTTAGCATCAATTAACATGATTTTTGAACATGCTGAGTCAGAAAATCCAAAACAAATAATGGAATGTAAAACTGCTATCATTGATAACAGCCTTAATAAAAAGACCGCAGCACCACAAAAAGATCCAATTATTGAATCATTTGAATCACAACCAAAAGAAATTCGTTTGTTAACGTATAAAATTCTTATTGATAAATTCAATGAAAAATATTCTACGGCGTTAAATGAATCACAAAAACAACTTTTAAACAAATACATCACACACGTTAATGATACTACTGCGTTACGAGAATACGTTCAAACAGTGATACCAAAAATTAAACGTGAACTTTCCGCGCAGTCAAAACATGTAACTGATCCTGCAACTAAAATCAAAGTAGCAAAATTATCAGAAATGCTTTGCAATGTAGAATCAATTAAAACGATAAAAGAATCGCATATTTTGAATCTTTTACGTTATTTTGATTTGGTTAAAGAATTAAAAGGAATTCATCAATGAAATTAATTTTGGCAGAAATGAAACAAAAATTCATGGAAATACAAGATTCATACTGCGATTCCTGTGATCGTCCTACGGATAAATGCGTTTGCGATGAAGAAGAAATTGATGAACAAAATGTAACTGGCGCTGTTCCTGGTTTCAATGTGCCCGGAGCATTTCGCGACACGGTTAAAAAAGTTGATTACGGCAGTGGCGTAGAAGTTAAAGAATCAATCAATGTTAAACCTTCATTTGATTGGAAAACAACGGGATATCAAAGACCAGAGTCAGATGAAGAAATATTCAATGATAAATTTCCATTTTCGCCCGATGAACAATATTGGTGGCACTCAGATCAAGAGTTTCCAGTAAAGTTTTATCCAGATGGTGAAGGAACTAATAATATCAAAGACACAACGACTCAGATTGGTAATTTACCACAACATGGTTCACGTAAACAAATATCTGCTTTAAAAGTAGAAGATGTGATGGAACGCAAGTATGAGGAACTAATCGAAGGATATCGAACATTTGCAACTGCGGATAAAGATGTGTCTCCGGAGAAAAAAGTAAATCGCACCATACAAGAAATTGCTAAAAAATTGCATGAGATAGATGAACTTGTTAAACACAATACACGTTTAAAAACAGAAGCAGGAGTAGCAGCTTCATCATATGGTAACCGAACTAAAAAAGCATTATCAACAATATCAGAACGATTAATTAAAATATCAGAGCGAGTAAGGGCGTTAGGAGAATAACATGACAAAACAACTTATAGTAGAATATATGCCATTCCGTCCAATTGGTTCATTAACTGAATCAAGCGGTGCTGCATATGGAATACCAGGCGGTTTTGTAGTGCAAGGAGTTTTACAACGTGCAGGAGCAAAAAATCAAAATGGTAGAATCTATCCAAGAAACATATTAGAACGCGAATGTCGTAGATATGAACAAGAGTTTATCAATCAGCACCGAGCATTAGGAGAATTGGATCATCCAGAATCTTCCGTAGTAAACTTAAACAACGTTTCTCACAATGTTTTAAAAATATGGTGGGACGGTGATGACTTAAAAGGTGCAGTGCAAATACTAGAAACTCCTTCTGGAAAAATTCTTAAAGAACTTTTCAAAGCCGGCATCACATTAGGTATTTCATCTCGTGGATTAGGTAGCGTAAAAGAATTACGCAGCGAGGGAACTGTGGAAGTGCAAGAAGATTTTGAATTGATTTGTTGGGACTTTGTATCAAATCCATCAACCCATGGGGCTTTTATGCGCCCGACACATATGCATGAATCGGTAGATAAAACAATTAAACCAAATAAATACGCTCGTGTAAATGATATCATTACATCAATTCTATGCGAAGACGGTAAATGTAGAATAATATAACGATGAGAAATTTAAAATTCATACTAGAGACGTTGTTAGATGACCAACCAAAACCAATGACGCGTGAAGAAAAACAAGCATTCATGCAAGAAGTAGCAAACTTCTCAGCATTAGGCGAATCAGTGTATGGTAAAGGTGATTTAGAAAAAATCGTTGAACGTGTAAAAAACATTGTAACAAATGCAGATAGAATCATGACCGAAAGTGATGATTGGATGTCAAATGTTGCACATAAAAAAGCTAATAAAAGAATGCACGAAGATTATCGTGATTTTGAACAAGCAGCTCGCGAATTAAAAGAAGCACAAGATCGAATGGCAATGTGTTATGAAAATATCGGTCAACACTTAAACAGATATTTTGATGTTAATTAATTTGGATGTTTGAATTTTTTTAAATATAATAGAGATGATAAGATGAATATGTTTAAACGACTGTATAAAGAATTTTTCGGAATAACAGAACAAACAAAACAAAAATCTGGGCTGTTTACTGTAACAGATAAAGATGTTGCAAATATAAAAGCCATGGCTACTGCTGCACAACAAGTAAAAAAAGCATTGGGCGAAGAAGAAATGGTCGATGAAGCACAACTTATCAATCACATAGCAGATTATCGAGGAGGCGTTGAATACGTATTGCGAGATCCATCCACTGCACAAAATGTAGCAAATGATATACGTGATTGGGCAGAACGCAAAGGTTTTACCATAGTTAAACAAAATATTTCAAAATCAGGTAAAGTAGGATATTTCTATTTTCGATTAGGAGAAGATCCAGGTCGCGAATCACAAAGAATACAAGGATACATAGCACAAGTTCCAGAAATTAAACACTTTCGATTCAATGTGCGAGGAGAACAACCTAAACCAGAAACACCACAGACCCCGGCAGAAATTTAATATTATTAAACAAGTTATATGAATAAAAAACAAAAACAACATCAACAAATCGTACCTGGTAATTCTTTAGCAGTGCAAGTAGTAGGTACAGAATCAATTGATTTAGCACATGCACTTAAAGCATGGAAACGCAAAGTTAAAAATGCCGGAGTATTAGAAGCCGTTAAAGACCGCAGAGAATTTATTAAGCCTAGTGTAATTAAACGTCAGCAAAACATTAAAGCATCATATATTCAAATGATACGCGACTTAAACAACGATTAAACGATTATTCAAAAATTATTTTTAAGCCCTTACTTCGGTAGGGGCTTTTTTACTGTCCGAAACTTTTTTTACGGTTTTTTACGGTTTTTGTAAACACCTTCATATTTATTGTAGAATACGCTATCATTATATAGCGTCACCTATTTTAAAAATATTCTATTAAGATTTCAAATAATCTTATTTCCAAAAAACAAATTTAAGGAGAAACAAATGGCAAAATCTGATTTGCTAAAACAAGCTATTGCTGATGCACGTGCTGTAAAAGAGACCGCATTAGCAAACGCAAAAATTGCCTTACAAGAAGCTTTTGCTCCACGTCTTGAAAGAATGTTAGCTACTGAGCTATCAAATGAAATGGAAGACGATGAGGAATTGCCAGCAGAAGAACCAGCATTAGATGATGCAGGTGCTGATATGCCGGCAGATGACACAATGGGAGCTGAAGATGATTTAGGTGGGCCAGAAGACGTTGGTGATTTATCAATCGATGTTGATGGTGACGGAGAATTCGATGAATTCGATATCATGTCTCCAGAAGAAGGTGGTGCACCTGAGGGTGAAGAAGAAATGCCAGCATCTGATGAAGATTTAGAAGGTGAGTACAACGAAGATTTGAATCTTGAAGCAATTATTCGTGAATTAGAAGAAGATCTAAACGAAGAAGCAGAAGATGAAGAAGAGGCAGAAGAACCTACGACAGAAGGATATGATATGCCAAAAGATGATGATCTTTCAGAAGACTTTAACATCGATGAAATCATTGAATCTATTCTTCGCGAGGAAGAAGAGGAAGAAGAGCTAGAAGAAGGACGTGATGAAGGTCATGAAGGAACTAATGGCGATGAACTTAAGTTAGCAAACGAGCAACTTGAAGAAGCATACAAAACGGTTCGTGAATTGAAAAAAATCATCAACGAAGTAAATCTTCTAAATGCAAAACTTCTTTACACAAACAAATTGTTCCGCAATTTTGAGTTGTCAGAAGGTCAAAAAATGAAAGTGATTGAAGGATTTGATCGTGCTGGTAACACAAGAGAAGTAAAATTAGTATTTAGTACATTGGCTGAATCATTCAATCGCCCTGCTAAAAAACGTGTAGTTAAAGAGTCATATGCATCTAAACCAGCTGCATCAACTGCTCCTAAAAAAGAAACTACTCAAGTATTAAGCGAAGGATTTGAATTAGCTAATCGTTGGAAAAAATTAGCAGGATTGCTATAACAAAGAAAAGGAAAAAAGAAATGGATATTTCGAATTTATTGAGTACAAACGATTTCAACCAAAGAAACGCAGCAAAAGCTATCGTGAACAAATGGGAGAAAACAGGTTTGTTAGAGGGTCTTCGTACCGAGACTGAAAAAGCAGGTATGGCGCAATTGCTTGAAAATCAAGCACGTCAATTAGTAAAAGAAGCAACTTCAACTGGTATAACTGCTGGATCTGAAGAATGGAATGGTGTAGCTCTTCCATTGGTACGTCGTATCTTTGCTGAGTTTGCTGCAAAAGAATTTGTATCAGTTCAACCAATGAACTTGCCATCAGGTCTAATTTTCTACTTAGACTTTAAATATGGTACAGCTCAACCTGGATTTGATAACGATAACAACTTAAGATCTGGCGATCCATTTAGTTCTCCAAATGCAGATGATTCATTATTCGGTGTTACTACTACAGGTAATGATCCATCAGGAGGTCTTTATGGTGCAGGTCGTTTCGGATATTCAATCAATGATACATCATCTGCAGTTACTGCAGTTACTGGTTCAACGCCAACTGTAGCACAAGTAAATGGCGATTCTGCATACTCAGGATCAACACAATGGAGAATGGTAACTGTTAATGTTCCTACAAATGCTGATTTGTATGCAGTTAG